TGATTTCCTTGAGACCGCCCTTGTATTCGCCGACGATGTTCTTGATCCGCCGGTCGCTGCTGTCGGTGAACTGCCCGCCGCCGGGTTTGTAAACTGACGTATTGTAAAAACTCGCGACGCCGGTTCCACGCACGAGGCTGAAACGAGCCGCCAGAAATCCGCCCGCGTCGGCATAGGCGTTGAATATAATATCCGAACCAAGGTTGCCGGTGCTTTCCGGCGCGGTGTCGCCCATGCGCACCATCCATCGCGTCAGCCCGCCCTTGGCAGATGTCAGGTGGCAATACTCTCCCGCCGCCTTGTCGAGCAGAATGCCGGGATAGGACTTGACGATTGATAGATCGCCGGTCAGCGGATAGCTCGCCCCTGCGGTGCGCGGCAGAAACCCATCAACATACCCCTTGGTGGCAGCGTGCAGCGGCTGTGTCGGTGTCGGCACCGTCACCGTGCCGCTGAAAGTTGATGCTCCACCGACAGCGAGAGTGGTGGCAACCGACAGAGCGGCGTTCGTTGACACGAGTGCTGGCGTGACCGCGAACATCAAGACGGTGCCCGCCTCGTTGTAGACACGGCACAGGTCGGCGTTGACCTGTAGGTTGGTGCCGTCGCTGGCGTCGTAAATCCTTCCGCCGTGTGAGAACACGACGCCTTCGCCAAGATCGGAGAACGTGAGGGCACCAGACATCGTGTCGCCGGTCTTGGCGACCTTGCCGCTCACCGCCGTGTCCACGTAGGTCTTGGTGGTCGCGTGCCACGTCGTTGTTGGTGTCTGCACCTCCAGCGCACCTGTCATCGAGCCGCCTGCGAGTGACAGCTTGGTGTCGGCGTATTGTTTGGTGGCGGCGTGCATCGGCTGCACAGGATCAGTGAACAGCGTCACCAGCCCGGACTTACGCTCGATTAACAACCCAACCCCAAGCAGCGCGCCCGTGTCGCTGTACCGATAGATCGCCAAGTTTGATCCTGCGTCGGCTCCGCTTTCAGCCGCCGCGTCACTTAGCCGGTATGACCAGCGTGTTGAGCCTGCCGTTGACACGAGGATGGACGCGATGTCGCCGCTCGCGCCCTTTTTGAAATACAGTTGCGGCGCGGCATAATCCAGCGTCAGGAAGCCGGTCATCGTGTCGCCAGCTTTGGCGACCTTCGAGGCAATCTCGGCGGCAACCCCTGCCGGGTTGACTACCAAATCCTCCGCGCGCGGCGTCAGGAACACATGCGCGTTTCCTGACAGCGCAATCGGCGCGTTGGCGTTTGTTGATTTGGTGACGCTGCGGGTGAGCGTGGTTCCCGCTGTCGTGTACACGCCTTCGCCGATTTCGGAATTGGCTCCGTCCTCGATTGCGTAGGAGACCGTGGTGCCGGTGGGAACGCCCGCGCCAGCGAACGTGAGAAATCCCGACACCGCTGCGCCAAGCGTGATCGTGCCGGTGCCGACCGTCGCCGTCGTCATGCGCGCAAGGTTGAATAGTTGACCCATGTCACACCTTCAACTTGCCAAGGAGTTTTTGAAGCTCACGCTCCCGCGCTTCCATCATCCGTTGCTTGACGAATACCGGATCGGTGGTGCCGTGCGCGTAGGCGTCCATCACCGCATCCGACATCGCCTTGCTGATAAGCGGCGCGATGGCTTTGCCGATTGGTGACTTGCCCATGACAGCGATGCCGACGACGCCGACCACCACCGGGTACAGTCGCTCCGCTTTCGGTTTCAGATGGTCTGGCAACGCCGAAGGCAACGAACGTTCCGTCAGCCACGCGTGAGAGTAGGCGCGCTTCGCGAACGGCATCATTTCCATTTCGGTGCGTGCGCGATGCATGATCGCGCGCGCCTCGTCGTCGGTTTTCGGCTGCGGCATTTTCGGGAATTGATCCGCCCAAATTTTCCGCAGCAACGAAACGTCACCGTCCTCCAACGCTTGCCTGAAATGCTCGTGCAGCATTCATGTCAATCGAGCGTGATGGTGGTCGCCGTCGTGAGTTGCGGCGTGATCCCAGATGCGCCAATGGCGACGGTGGGAGACACGCCACCGGACCAGAGCAGAGGCGCGGCACCGCCGCCGCTCTTGCCGGTTGACCAATGCGTGATGGTCGCGCCCGCCGCGCCGCTGGCTGGAAAGTTGATCGGGTTCGCTGGACTGACGGAGCCTGCCACCGCCGTGCTCCAGCCGGTCGATCTAAGAACGTTCTGGCGCGCGTAGTTGGTGTAGGCTGCTTCCGACGTTGCCATCGTGCCAGCCTCGCCGGGATCGGCGGTGTGCATCCCCGCGACGATATTTGTTTCCGGCGCGGACGCGGCGTTCTGCGCATAGTTCGCCCACGTCGTGCCGGAAAAAATCAGATTGAGGATCGCGTTCTCGGTGACATCTGCGATGGTCATTGTTTGCTCCCGTTGTTGGTGGCGCGCGCCTCGCGATCCGATCAGGTCTTGATTGCGCGCATCAACACGAGCGGCTTGGTGCAGATGTTCAGGGCGTTCATCTGGACATCGAGGTTGATGCCTTTATCGTTCGGCATCGTGTACTGTTTCACGTAGCGCGGCTTGCCCATCGTGTTCACGGTCTCGATGTAGTCGGCTGGCGCGTAGACCGTCTTGAACAAATCCGGCACGCCGGTCGGATACAAATACGCCATGTCGGTCTCGACCATCGGCGTTGCGCCGACGTAGCCGCGATAGTTCGTCCACAGGATGCCGCCGAACGGGAAGCTGCCCCACACCTGACCGGCACTGATATAGGACGACCGCAGTTCCGCTGCGCCTTGATGGTTGAGGTAGGTAGTGCGCACCTCTGGATTTTTGATCAACGCGTCAAAGTAGGCGTCTCCGCAGATCGCCTCGATGCCAGAGAATGTTTGACCGTCGAGGTTGGTGCCCATCGTGCGTGTGATCGCCGCGCATTGCGCACGGAGCGAGCCGTCATTGGTGGTGCTGTCCAAATTCATGTCGATGTTGGCAGGCTGCGCCAGACCGTATTCGCTGTAGAGGTTCAGCGTCTGACCGTCCGCGTAGGTGATCACGCCCTTGATGGCACCGACGCGCGTGTGCTCCTGCGTGTACTCCAGCGACTGCCCCGCCTGCTGCATCCGTTCGGCGACCTTGGTCATCACCGCTTCGGTTCCGTCCTCTTGTCCGAACGGTCGCACGCCTTGCACTTCCTCTGCCATCACCGCATCGTTGATTTCAAAATGCGGAACGCCAAGCATCCGCATGTTGCGACGCGTGCGCCCTTGCGTGTGACCGGGACCGCCGCGCGGCGTCGGAGCCACGAGCGTCAGGGTGTTGTTGCGTTCCTCGATGGCGAACACCGTGGTGGCGATTGCGCTCTCGGAAAAAATCCCCGTGCTCGACACATAGCCGGGAACGAATTTCAGGTTGTTGATGGCGAGCGTGAGCGGCACCACCCCGAAGGCATCACTACGAAAAATGTCCAACATGGTTTCTGTTCCTGTAGCTGGAATGGCGGGATGGTTCAGACGCGGCAGACGATGCCGCTGGCGAGCAGCGTGGTCGCGCCGATCACCTGTTCGGCTGGCGACATCGCGCCCCAATCAATCAGGCGCACGTTCACCTCCGCATCGCGTGCGATGACCGCGACGCGCAAGCCATCGACCGGGATAGACTTGCCGCCGTAGATCGCGATGGCGTTGCAGTCGGCACCCGCCGTCGCAATCGTGTAGGTCGCCGGTTTGTCGGTGGTCGCGCCTGCGGTTTTCTTGACAGGCTGTCCCGGTCGCAACGTCGTCGGATCGGCGAAGTAGGCGTTGTCGCGCGAGCGGTGTCCGTTCGCCTCCGACAGAATGAATTCCGCCGGGTGCGCAGTCTCGGTCTGGATCGGATATTGAGGCATCGGAATTTCTCCATGTACTGCGCCCAATCGGGCGGGGCTTCACTTGTTACGCGCGTTCATCTTGTCGGTGATTTTTTCCCACGCTGCACTCGCCGCCTTCGTTCCCATGTGCTGCGCCAACGGATGCTGCGGCAGCACACTTTCCGTCGCGCGCATTTCCAACAGTTCCTTGCGCACCGTCGCCAGCGGTGTGTTGGCGCGGATGTACGCGCCGACGCGATCCGGTGCCGACGCCAGCGTGCACAGATCGGTAACGCTGCTCACGTATTCCCGATGTTCCTCGATCCCCTCCGCACGAGCGGCGTTGAGGTCCACGACCGTCGCTGCGGGAGGCGACGCAGGCGGCGGCGCGGGCGGATCGGCTGGCGTCGGCGGCTCGTGCGAAACCGGAGGAACAGCCGGCTGCTCCTCCGGTTTCTCTGGCACGGGTGCAGAAGGAGGCGGGTCGCTCTGTCCGTTACCAGTCTCTGCTCGGAAGCGTTCCGCTGCCGCCTTCGGCAACAGACGCAACGAAAACTTCGCCGCCATTTTTTTCTCGGCGACCACTTCATCCGCAAGCCCAAGGTCCATCGCTTCCTTCGCATCCATCAAGCGATCCTCCTTCATCAACGCACGCATCTTGGCGGGCGTCGATCCAGATCGCGTTGCGTAGGTCGCGGTCATCGCCTTGTCGATGCGGTCAAGGTCCGCTGCCATTTCGCGCATGTCGTCGGCGCTGCCCCACGCGAGACCACTGGCGTTGTGCACGAGCATGAAAGCATTGGCAGGCATGACGATCCGATCCGCCGCCATCGCGATGTAGGAAGCCATCGACGCTGCAATGCCGTCGATGTGTGCCGTCACCGTCGCCTTGTGCGCGCGGATGGCGTTGTGAATGGCGACGCCATCGAACACGTCGCCGCCGGGTGAGTTGATCCGCAGCGTGATCGCGCCCACGTCACCGAGAGCGGTGAGGCTGTCGAGGAAGGATTTCGCGCTGACGGTTTCCTCGCCCCAAAAAGATTTCCCGATTTCGTCATAGATGACAATCTCGGCAGCGTTGTCGGTCGCTTGCATCGTGAACCACTGGCGCATGGCGTTCTCCTATGCTGCCTTTTCATCCTCGGCATCTTCGGCGTCGGTTTTTTGTTGCTCCTGTTCCTCGCCGCCCTCGTCGGGTTCGGGAGCGGGAGCAGCGCCGAACGGCATCGGTGCGGCGGGCGTGAAGTCCAAGCCAAGACGATCCTCGCGCGCGTGATCGGCGGCGATGCGTTGATCGTTTTCCTCCGGGTCGTACCCTTCGGCTTCGATCACGTCGCTGCGGCTCTTGAAGCCAGCCTCCACCGCCAGCTTCTCCGCTTGGCGATCCTTGAGCGGATCAACCCAATCGTTGCGCTGCGGTATCCATTTCGCGCGCTGGTATGCGGTTTGCTTTTCCAGATAGTCCTTCACCGGGATCGGCAACGCTTCCGCCAGCACGGCGGTGTCCAGCCAGCGACGCCAGATCGGCGCGCACATCTGAAAGACCATGATGTTGTGCTGGAACTGTTCCAGCTTGCGCCGGTACTCAACGATGCTGCCACGGAGCGAGGAATAATTCGCGCGCCGCAGATCGGAGGTGGCGAGCGAATACGGAATGCCGAGAGCGGCGAACAGCGCAAGTTGCTGCCGGTACTGGAACGTTTCGTAGCTGCCGCCAACATCGGCAGGCTCTGCGAATTTTATGTCCTCGCCGGGGAGCAGCGTTTGCATCGTGCCGGGTTCCAGCCCCGACAAACCGATGTTGTCCTGCGGCGCGCTGTCGTCCAGCCCATCAATCGGGATCACGTCCTCCGGTGCGGGCGTCGTGATGAAACCGGCGAACATCGCCGCGATCCGTTTGCGCTCCAACTCCGCGTCGTCGTACTGGTCGAGCAGGAACAGGCGCACGAGCGCAGGCGTGACAATCGGCACGCCGCGCATCTGTCCCGGTCGCGTGCAGCGGAACACGTGCAACACTTCCGTGGCAGGCACGCGCACCGGCTGGAGATTGAAGGGCGGCGCTTCAATGGCGGCGTCGCCGGGATGGATCGGATAGAACCAGTAGGCGGCGCGCGCACCAAGGTGGTCAAGCTCGATGCCGTTCATGATGAAATTTCCGTTCGGCGCTTTCCTGTTGTCGCCGTACGGACACATCTCACTTTCCAGCAACTGGATTTGCAGCGGCACCTTATAGCCATCGGTCTCGCGCCGATTGCGGAAACGGATGAAGCATTCGCCCGCTTCAAACAGCGACCGCGCGACGATGCTTTGCATCCCGTAGAAATCCGCCAGCCCGTCCGCGTCGCATTCGTCGGTCCAGTCCAGCCATAGCTCCATCAACAATTGGCGGAGCGTCGGGTTGTTGATGAACAGCGACGACGGCTTGATGCCGGTGCCGATCAGGTTGGCAGCGAAGCTGTCAACGGCTGACACGGCGTGCGGATTGTTGCGCATGACATCGCGACATCGCGCGCGAAGCGTCTCACCGTTGGAGGTGAGGATCGTGTTGATGGTCGCCTTGGTTGGTTGCCAGCTTTTCAGACGACGACGCATCCGCGAGGCGTCGAAATCTCCGCGTGCTGATTTGTCAGAACGGGATCGGAATTTGTCGAGCAGTCCGGTCCAAGGTGCCATCACAGCCCCTTGTCCCATTGCGTCGTCATCCTGATCTGGCGCGTCCGTCCTCCGGTGCCCAGCAATTCCTCAAGCTGTTCTTCCAGATCGGCGAGGATTTGCCGAAGCTCCGCGAGCGAACGGAATTCGGTGCGCTTGTCACCGTAACCGGCGCTGTTCACGCCAGACACGATCACCGATTTGAGAGCGGCGATCTGTGATCGGATTTCCTCGATGGTCGCCATCGGCGGCGCGGCTCACGCACCAAGGTAGCTCGACCTGAAAACGCGACGCACTCTCCGACCGCGCGTTTGTTGCTGCGGTGGTGGTGGTGGCGCTGCGAGTGTTGCAACCTCGGGAGGGGTGGTCGGCTTCCTGCCGACCGCCTCCTTAATCGGAATTTCTTTCCTTGG